GCGTCTTGTCGAGAACCAGTCTTTTTAAGTCGCGCAAGATCCTGTTTTGCTGCTTCTGTTGCTATGGTCTTACCCGTGGCATTACCAGCCTTTAGCATCTTGGGAGCCTCAGCAACCTTCTTGGTTACCCCTGGCTTTGCCTTTTGCAGTTTCTGGTACTGACTTGCCATCCACAACGTCAACACAGCGCGAGAGTCTGTTGCATTTGCTAGCTCTGTGTCCGAGTAACCAATACTCTTTGCAAAGCTACGAAGTTCAGAGCGAACCTTCTCACCCTTCTCAGGATGTGCATACTCAGGGATTGCCTCGGCTACCCTTTTCGCTTCCTCGGCTAAGTGCTTCTCAAGATGCGCCTCACGCTCTGCCTGTTGCTCTCTCGCAATGCGTTGCTGTTCAGCACGAATCTGTTGAATCTGCTCTTTTTGCCGAGTTTGCTCTGCGACCTTGACCGCATACGCAATCGGGTCGGTTTCCTTCAAACTTTCAATATCCTCGCCACGCATCTGTTGGCTTAGGAACTGATCCATAGCCTGCAAACGCTGCGAGTATGCGTCTCTCGCCTGCTTTGCTTGCTCTACAGCGGCTTTCTCAGCCTCTACAGCCTTACGCTGTTCAGCAAGCGCGTTAGTCTTTTTATGGTAATCCGTACCCTTTTGGTAGCCCTCGATCAACTCTGAGAGGGTCACTTCACGCTCTTCACCTGCGGCTTTCACCGTAAAGCGTTGTTCCTCTTCCTGAGTTTCCTCTACTGCTTCCTCATGCTCGGATTCACTGGCCTCAACCTCTTGTTCTTCTGGTTGGTCTTGAACTTGCTCCGAAGGAGGTTCGCCGCCACCCATTAGACCCAAGAAGGCATCTGCTGCCTGTCCCACTGTCAAGCTAGTCCCTTGCGGGTTGCTGCTTTCCATACACTAACCTCTACTTAAAAATCTTAAATCGTCTCTTCACTATCTCGCCTTCGGCGGCAACAGATTCAAGACGTGCCTTAACCTGACGCACTGCACGAATTGCCACATATGACTCCTCGCGTAGGTCAATGTCGTCAGGATTACTGTTGATAATACGCTCGATGTTGTCTTTTTCCAACTCAGTGAAGATTTCCGTCAAAAACTCATCGCCAAGTAATGCTTTTGCTCGTTCCCATCGTTGTGTCATAGCAGGCTCTTTAGTTTCTCTTTAGGCATTCTTGCTTCGTTTAGGGCTTCCAAGAAGTCATCTCCGTACTTGTTTACAGCCTTCCTGCGAATGACATACTCGCCACGCTGTAGCTTGGCATAACCTTCGTCTGGCCCGTCAGGATTAGGCCCAAGTAAAGACCGGATCTTCCCGCCTTTCTCATAAGAAAGATTATCAGACTCAACCTTGCCGCCCATATACATGCCGCCCTGAGCAATACCTGCGTCTTGCGCTGCTTGCTGTTGGGCTTCTTGCGCCGCTTGCTCTGCTAACTGGGTATTGGTTTTCGCCCAATCGTAGTTTTGAAGGAGCCCAGTTTGGTTAAAGTACCCAGGCTGAAACTGTTGCACCTGAGACACAGCAGGTTGAACGCCAAACTCTAGCGTCATGGGGCGAAGGTTTGTGTAGCCAGCAGCACCAGACTGGAACTGAAACGGAACCTCTGGGGTCGGCGTTGTCTTGTAGAAGAACCCCGATGTTGGCGCAGCTAGGCTTGTTTGACCGCCTCCAGTCTGGAACGGCACAAAGTTAGTCGCAGGCAAGTTGAACGTAGGAGGCATGTAGCGACTAGGGTCAAACGTGCTTGGTGTTGTCGGCGTTGTCGTGGTTTGCCCTAGCCCCATCTGGATAGATGACTGAACGTCTGCCTCTGGCACACCCATAGACCGCAGCATGTCTGCTGTAATCTTGTTCTGGTTGAACCAAGCGATCTTTTGTGCGCCTGTGTATACGTTCCAATCGCTGGGAAGCGTCATACCGGCAGGCAACTTCCATGTTGGTGGCGCTGCCGTACCGGTTTGTCCTAATCCATAAGAAATAGCCTGCTGAATATCAAACTCAGGGACTTTGTACTGCCTGAGTGTATCGGCGGTAATACCCTTGGAGTTGAACCAGTTAACTTTGTCTTGGCCTGTGTAGTATTGCCACTCTGGCGGTAAGCCAAGCCCAAGTTGTCCGGCCATCAGCGTTACGGCATCTTGAGAAGGGTTACGAACCTCAGTGGTTGGTGCGTCTTGCAGGCCGAGTAATGCAAAGGCCTCGTCTGTTGCGTTAGTTGGGTCTACATTTTTGATGTAGTTGCGTAGCTCGGCCTTAGATCTACCTGACGCAAGAAGCTGTTGGACGTACCCTTGTTTCGTGGCTAAAGACGCACCTGTATTCCATTGAGTGCCAAAGACATCATAGACAGGAGGTGCTTGCGTAGCCGTATCAAGCAATCCTCCAGGCGGAGGTTGCGTTGGATTAAGCAAACCACCATCAACATTTGGTTGATTAGGCTGCGCTGTTGGTATGCCCAACAAGTCAAAATTAGCTTGGGTCGCACTTGCTGGATCTAACTCAACGATCTTGGCTTTAATTTGCTCAGGCGTTATACCAGCCTGTAAAAGCGTATCAATGTAGCCCTGTTTAGTGGCTAAAGAAGATCCCGAATCCCATTCCAACCCAAAGACATTGTAGGTTGTAGCCATAGGTGTGCTCACATTGTTAACAGGTTCTAGCGGAAATGCTTGCGGCGGTGGGGTGACCGGAGGTGTTTCGACAACAGGCGGCGGCTCAACAGGAGGCACATACGGAGGTGGCGTTACAGTCACCGGAGGAGGAACGTAAGGCGGAGGCTCCACAACTGGGGGAGGAACATACGGAGGTGGCTCCACAACCGGAGGAGGCACATACGGAGGCGGGTTTGGTATGCCTAATAAATCGTAATTGGCCTGCGTTGCGCTCGCTGGGTCTAGCTCGGCAATCTTTGCCTTGATCTGATCTGGCGTAATACCTGCTGTTAGCAAAGAGCTAACATAGCCTTGTTTAGTGGCTAACGACGAACCAGAGTCCCAGTTAAGACCGAATACGTTGTAAACAGGCGCAGGAGGCGGGGAAGGCGGCGGTGGAGGGACGTACGGAGGAGGCTCGTAGTAAACCGGTTCTGGCTCGTAGTACACAGGTTCCGGAGGTACATACACAGGCTCCGGAGGCACATAAACCGGAGGTGGGGGTACATACGGAGGCGGCTCTGGAGGCGGAGCGTACCCGTTGTTAAGCATCCAATTGATTGAATCGGTATCAACGCCAGCATTGAGTAATTCAGTCGTTGAGACATTATTAGCGTTGAACCACGCAATCTTTTGCGCTGCGTCGTAGCTATCCCATCCAGCCGGTAGTTCGTCAACAAGTGCCATGATTACCCTGGTATCTCAATGTTAGACGTAATGCCTGCGCCGACTTTCATAGCCTTCATCTGCGCTTCTGCTTCAAACTCCATGCGCTTAAGTTCTAGCTCGGCTAGAGCCTTCTCTCTTGCAAGTTGAATGTCTGCCATAGCCTTTTGACGCTTGATCTCAATATCCGCTTGAGCCTGTGCCATCATCATTTGTACGGCAGGATCTGGGCCTTGTTGCTGAGGTTGTGCAAGTGCAGCATCAACCTCCGGTGTCACTTGCTTGAAGGATCTGCTCTTGTTTTGCGAGAACCATTGAGAGCATCGCCATCTTTTGCTCGATGTTCCCCGTACCAAGTCCGACATTCACTGATACATCGTACTGGTTCGACCACTCTCGCGGGTCGTACTGAACATATTGGCCGCGCATCCGAATGATGACTGCTTTGTCCTGGTACTTGCATAGGAGGTGTAAGAGTCCTTTGAATAAGTCTTTTACACCTGTTTCAGAGAAGATCCTAGCGACTAACTCGATTTTTCCTTGCGAGGCTTGCGTAAGGGCTGCTATGGCCGCAGCAGTCACGTTCTGCAGGATGTTGGGGTCTAACCCTTGGGAAGCCTCTGTAACGCCCGTACGTTTGGCCTGGATCGAATCCAGGTACTCCATGAACGGAAATACCTGTTGAGCAACAGGATTGACCTGGATGGGAACAAGTGCGCCAGGGTTCTTCATCCTGACCACACCACCAGGCGTAACGCTCAAGAGGTCATCGAGGTTGACCTGGCCTTCGACTGCTCCCATGCGGGAGTTGTTTTGTAAGTACAGGTTATCAAGCATCTGCCTCGTTAGAGTAGTCTTGATAAGCTGGAGATCAACTGTACGATCAGCAGGGCAATCCCCAAAGAAGCGATGAGGTATCGGAATAGGACAGAGGGTGTAAAACGGCACATAGTCGGTTTCCTCATTACTTAGGATTTCGTTCCCCGAAAAGTGAACTCGTCTTAGTTCTGCAATCCCATCTCCGTCGTAATCAGTCTTTAGGTAGCACTCGAACACTTCAACCGTCTGCATGGACTTGTCGAGACTTGGTTCCATGTAAGGCTGTTCGTCTCGGTTGTATCGAGCAATGTACTCGGCAGAGAACTCAAGATCGTTGTAAACAGGTAGGTTCATCACGATCTCTGCATCAAACCCCATCGCAACTAAATCAGACCTTGTGATGAGTTTCCTATGCGCGACAAAAGGCGTATCCCTTACGGTCTTGCCTGCCTTAGAGATCAAGAACTCTTCGGGAGGCACATTCTCAATCTTGATCTTTCCGGCCTTGGTCTTACGCATGAGTGCAACGTTATGAACGCGCATCATTTGACCGTCAATATCTTGCTCAACCGTCTCTTGCGCTGCGATCTCCATCGTGCCATCAGACATGATAAGAGCCAGTTCGTCGTCGGTAAGGTTTGCGTACTGCTCTTTAGTAACCGAGATCGAGTCATCCCAGTAGGCTTTGATAACCCCGACTTTTTGAAGGATCGCGTCCTTGAACCAGTCGTGCATGATCGAGATGCCTGGGTTCTGCTTCATGAGCACCCAGTTTGTGTACTCGGTTGCTTGCTGGGCTAACGGCTCATCACCTGGGCCTACAGGCTCGAACACACCGATCTGGTCAGCAGAAGTAAACAAACGCATAAGAGGCGGCAGCATTCCGTCTACCGCTTCTGCTACCTCTCCGGTTACGATCTGGCTGCGACCCTCTACCTCGTTACCGTAGGGGTCACGCATGTAGGCGGTAAGCGCGTTCTTACGCTGCTCGACCGTCTCGGTCTCCAAGAAACCTATCGCGTTATCAATCTCACCCTGGAGAATCGCCTTTAATCGTCCGTCATCCATTTAGACCACCCAAGATACGTTAGGTTTCAGAGGCTTTGACCAAGATGTTGTCTCGGACATACCAACCGCTAAATACCGAAATGCGTCGCTCGCATGAGATGCCCAATCGTGCAAGGGCTTGTCCCAATAAACTTGACGCTTATCGTCGTATTGTCGCCGATAATTCCTTAGTGCGTCCACCCCACGCTTAGTCTTGGAGTCGAACCAACAATAAGGAATTAGCCTTCTCACGGCTTGTATCCCATCGTCAACACCCATTCTCGGAACAATCGTGATGTTTAGCCCTGCTTCTTGTAGAAGTTCTAGCCTAGATCTTCCTGAGCCTAACTCTCTGACTTGTACATCGTGAGGCAATAACTGCTCGGCTAACTCATAGTGATTCGTTCTCAGCCAGTTCACATACCAGTCAAGTCCTTGACCGTGGTTTTCCACAAAGTCAATGAGTCGTGTTTCTAGGCCAACTCTTTGACAAACCCAGATTGCAGTGGAGTCACCTATGCCTAGATCCCAGGCTGCGTAAGTCTTAGCTAAACCATCTACAGGGATGTCGTGGAATCGCTCAGACGGTAGCTCATTAAGAAGCTGTCCGTAGTAACTTCCTTCGATGGCACTATCAAAGGAACACTCAAACTCTTGCAGGTACTTGTCGTCTCCCATCTCGGACTTGGCTGCATCGAGTTCAGTCTGAGGGATAAGACCAGTTTCGGATGCTCGGAACTCCAACAAGGCCCAATCGTTATGCTGCTCTGCATGGTCTCTCAGGGTCTTGAAGTGGTTGTTTCCTTTGGGTGTTCCGAGGAATAACGCCCATCCCATTCTGTCCGATAAGGCCGGACGAACCACTTCCGACCAAATTTTAGGGTTCTGGTCACCGAACTCGTCGAATACAACCCCGTCAAAATACTGTCCTCTAAGAGAGTCTGGGTTATCAGACCCTGCAAGTTGGATGCGTCTACCCCAGAAATCAACCCTAAGTTCTGCAATATTCGCGGTGGCGTTAAGGGGCTCGGTAAACTTGAGGAGGTAATCCCAGATGACTCGCTTGGTCTGAGAGTAGGTAGGCCCAATAAACGCATATCTTGGAGCCTCCTTCGTATTCTCTATCGCTGCCCTAATGAGATGGTTGACAGCGGAGACTGATTTCCCCATACGACGGTGAGCCACAACGACTCCGAATCGCTTGTCTGCAAGCGCATGGTGTATCTGTAGCTGTTGCGCTCGCGGTGCATACGGAATGACTATTCTGGTTGCGCCCATGTCACTTGTAAAGCAACTGGTTGCCCGTCCTGACCTGTTACCTCTGTTCTTGCCAACTTAGGTATGTGGTACTCGATAGCCCTCAAGTAAATATCGCAAGCCTTTTCTGGGCTTTTCTGTGCTACTTCGTCTAGCCACATAGCAAAACGAGGTGCGTTTAGTTCTGCCATCTTAGCGATAGCCTCTCTCACCGCAGCAGTGCTCTTGTTAGGCACTCCCTTGGCCCTACCCATGCCAGCAGCAGGAGGTAGCTTTCTATCAGCATCTTGCAATAGTTTGTTGTCCATATGTTGTTACTGTGCAACACCTAACAACCCTGATCGTCTTAGCTCTTCTTCGTCTATGACTACAGGCCTTCCGTTTACTTCCATGATCTTTAGTTTACTTTCTTCTCCTGGGAATACGACAAAGTTACTTGTACCGCCTTTAGTACGAGAGCCTTGATCTAAATAACGTATTCCAGGGACACCTAGCTTTTGAAGAACGGCAGATTGATCTGCTTGTGTTTTCCCTTGTACATAGTTTTTCATGGCATTAGCACCGCTAATACCTTTTTCCACATTTGCGTCAAACGACTTTGCAATATCAGCATCATTAATTTGACTTCTGATAATACTTAAGACTTCTGGCTGATTCTTGATTGGTTTATCCCAATCTAGCATCTTTGCTATTTGTTCGTCTGGTAGGTCTACTGTGTAGAGAGAACCAGAAAATTCTTTATACTGGCCTGACTTAATTGCGCTTATTGCTTTTTCTATTTGATCTCGTGTATGGCCCGAAAAGGTTGTTTCTCCGACTGGAGGCAAAATGCTTTGCAAATGAGATAAAGCCTTTTTCTCGCTTCCATTAGACGAAACAGTATCAGCCGCCATCCTTATAGGATCATTAGACAAATAACCGCCGGCTGACTGATAAGATTTAGCCACAGCAGGATTCTCAGCAAGGTACAACCCATGCCCGTAAGCCTGTGCGCCCTCGCCTGTTCCGACCTTGCTTGCGTCGAACTTACTGAACTTATGCGGAGAACCATGAAACACAGTAAGCGGACTCAACAGACTTCCTGCTCGCTGTGCGCTTGCCATCGTTGACGCTGCGGCAAAAGGAAGCATAGACCCGTACAGTT